CAGAACTATCTGTTCAATAAACAATACGGCTAAGACCCGGCAAAGGTAAAACAATGACCGATCAAAACATTGGCGACATAGAGGGAACTGAGCCTTCTCAAAATGACTCTCAGGCAACTGTAAAGACTTACACACAACGAGAAGTTGATGACATGATGGCAAAAACTAAAAATGCTGTTATGAAAAAGATTTCCAGCAAGTATGAAGACCTTGGTGACCCAGATGAGTTAAAGACTATTGTCAATAACTACCAAAAGGTTCAACAAGAGCAACAACTAAAGCGTGGTGAGTTTGACAAGGTGATCCAGGAACTTGCGTCCAAGAAGGATGCTGAGATCCAAAAGAGGGATAGAATTATAGAAAGTTTTAAGGTAGAAACTCCTATTGTAGAAGCCGCTAGTAGATTTAGAGCAGTAGCACCGGATCAGGTTAAAGCCTTAATCCGTAATAATGTAAGACTAAATCCTGAAGGCGATGTTGAAGTATTAGATGATAAAGGCCAGGCTCGCTATGATGACTCAGGTCGTCTATTATCAGTTGATTCTTATGTGCAAGAATTCTTGTCTAAGAACCCACATTTCGTTGCAGCCACTCCGGCAACAACTAATACTAAAAGCAATGTCACTGGCAACACTACAAGCAAAGTTGATATTAGTAAACTAGATATGAGAAATCCTGAAGATAGAAAAATCTACGCAGAATATCGTAAATCTGCGGGATTAAGATAAAATTCATTAAGGAGAATTTATTATGGCAGGTTCAACAACCACAACACTAAACGACTTACTACCAAAGATCATCCAAGAAGCGATGTTCGTAGCAAGCGAGAGATCCATTATGCGTGGATTAGTAAAGAATTATACCTTGTCTGCTGGACAAGGTAAAACAGTAAATGTTCCAATTTATCCAAAACAAACAGCCTATAAAGTAGGTGATGCAGGTTGGGCAGCAGAAGGTGATCAAGTTCCTAACACAGCAGTTTCTACAAATGAAGCAGTATTGACAGTTGTTCCAGTTGCTATCCGCACAATCTTAACTGATTTTGCTCGTGTAGCAAGTGCGAGTAATGTAGTTGCCGACCTAGGTCGTTTATTTGGCGAAGCAGTTGCTCGTCGTATGGACACAGACTTGACAGCATTGTTCAGCAGTTTTACAGCACCTACTGCTGGCACAACTGTTATCACAGCAGAGCAGATTTTCACAGCAGTGGCTAAACTAAAAGCAGACGCTGTTCCTTCTGAAGGCATGGTCTGCGTTATTCATCCTGAAATTGCGTTTGATTTGAAGAAAGCATTGACAACAACTGTTGGCTTTGATGCTAGTTCAGCTCGTCCATATGCTGGTGGCAGCGCAAGTAGTGATGTTGCCAACGAAGCAATGCGTATGGGCTATGTAGGTCAATTGGCTGGTATCCCAATCTATGAAACCAGCAACATTGCCAATTCAGGTTCAGCAGGCAACTACCTAGGTGCTATTTTCAACCGTGATGCTATTGGTCTTGGTATGATCGGTGATATCAGTATTGAAACACAACGCCGTGCCGAATTCTTAGGCGATGACATTGTATGTTCAGCATACTATGGTGCAGGTGTTCTAATGGCTGACTATGGTCGTAGTTTGAACAACAACTCAAGCATCAACCCTTAATTGCTAAATTAATCTAAAGGACTATCACAATGAATAGAGCATTTATATACAGTTACCAAACATTTGTAAGTTTTGCGACTTATGAGGATGTCACTAATCGTGATAGTCGTGTTTTTGAAGCAAATGAAGATTTAACAGAAGACGAAATTAATAACTACTTAGAACAAGCCAGTCAGCGAGTCCTAACACAAATTAGGAACACAAATTGGTGGAGAGAATATCAGCGTAGAATGGCACAGATCATTGATCCAAACCTATTACCCGCTGTTAATCCAGATTATATCTTAGCCAGAACGCAGGAGTTCATAGACCTTAATGTGTATTTTGCATTATATGAATATGTATATCCTAGTATAGCGGACTTTGGCAATCCAGATAGTGCCGAGATCGCAAAGATCAAGTTCTACAAGGACAGTTATAATCTATTGTTTGACGAAGTAATTGACGCAGGAGACTGGTATGACTTCAGCGAAAACGGCACAATTGATACCAGCGACAAGATGGCTACTTTTACTAATAGAGTTCGTATAAGATGAGAACAGAATTATTAACTTATTTGACGGCACAACTGAC